AGGCAGATACGAAAAAATCTTGTAGTCCTGTAAAGGTAACTTCGGACTCCTTCTTCGTTTTGGGATTAACAACCTTTAATGTGTGTCTCAACCTAGGCATTTCATCAAAAAACTTTCTGATTAATGCAAACTGGTCAGTATTCAAGTTATTGAAAAAGTCTGTTAGTTCAGCCTTTGATGTATCTTTCGCTGGGTAAATCTTGTCTCCCTCATAGATATGGTCAATACAACTTATCATCATATCAAACACTTTATCAGCGCTCATATCCTTATCTATGCCCATTGGGACAGATTTTAGCGTAGGATACTTCATTACTAATCCTAACTTTCTTTCTTCATCTAACACAACATTATTAGTATGTTTATCATCTACCTGGACCTCTACCGTAGTTAGGTCTACCTCAACTGGTATAAGTGTAATCTTATCTTCTGGACAGATTACTTGAAATTTACCAACTTCACCAACACTCTTCGCTCTTATGTTTAAGAACAAATACTCTACATCAAATAGAGGTAAATCTTCTGCTTTTAATTTACCCATTGTACAGGCATTGACTAGGTCAATCGTAGCGTTCTTCATCGCTTCGTCTTCACCTGTTTCTAATGCCATCATTAATAGTTTTTCTTCTTTAACTAGAAATGGTCTGTATTTGACTTGTTGGTCTACTGAAGGTAATGTCAACTCATATGTTGGGACTTCAATCTTCGGTAATGCCATAATGTTTCATCTCCTAATAATTTTTATATATTTAGTGGTGGAAACTTAAATGGAGGCATAACTCTTCCACCAGTAATCTTGCCGATTGGAAAGCTTCGTTTCAAATCTTCAAGCACGCCTCTACCTGCTCTTCTCAATTCAGGTGGTAACTTATTAAGTATACCGCCAAGGAAACCTGGGTCGCCTTGTTTAATAACTGGTTGAGCAAATTCTGATTGACCAATATGAAATTTATTCTGTTGGTCTAGTGCAAAGTTTAACCAATACCTATATGTAAAGGTAACTTCAAATGTCTGTACTTCACTTGTCTCGGCTGCATATGATAGTTCACCTACTTTTGTAGGATATGCTTCCCATAGTCTTACGCCATATGTTGCTTCGTCTCTTTCTTGTACTGCTGGTGATGAACCTAATTGTAAAATGTTTATAGGTGCAACATACTCATCATAATAACTAAAATTGTGTGTCATATTACTAAAACTAGTCTTCTGCCACATTTCAAACATTATTCTTTCTCTAGCATATTTGTCTGTTAAGAAAGTCATATTGACATCAGCCATTTCATAATCGTACACTATGTTTCGTGCAGGACCATTATGTTTTACTTTCTTAACTTTCATTGTTCTTTCAGGCATTGATACTGATTGAACAAATGCTTGTACTCTTCGTTGTAGATTAGCCTCGTTTGCATACTTTCTAAACTCAGCACCTTTAACCATACCATCTGAACCAACTTCTTGTAGTGGTCCTCTAGGTAAGTCAAAGATAACATAGTATTTACTCTTACGAGCAAAACCTTCTGCCTCGTTTACATAGGCTTGAAATCTACCTATTGTCGTTGCAGGATTAGCACCTGCCTTCTGTTTAAATCTTGGGTCTCTATTGATGTTATCCATAGAACGGTCTCTTGGGATACCTATTCTGATATCCATACCGCCTATTCGTTTACCACCTCTTAAAATCGCCATTACTTCGTACCGCTTCTTACTTGCCAACCATAGAAACTTAATTTACTTTTTAGTTTCATATAAAATCTAGTTATATCTTTTTTGATAGGCATTATGTAAGGTGTGTTTCTTTGTCTATTATGTCTTTTTATCATTATGCTACCTTATCTCTTTTCTTTTTAAAGTCTGCAATAGCAGCTTTGATTGCGTCTTCAGCCAATACACTACAATGTATTTTTACTGGAGGCAAAGCAAGCTCTTCTGCAATTTCTGAATTTTTAATTTCAGTTGCTTGTTCTAGGCTCTTACCTTTTACCATTTCAGTAATAAGAGAAGATGAAGCTATAGCACTACCACAACCAAATGTTTTAAACTTTGCGTCTTTAATAATATCGTTCTCTATTTCAATTTGCAATTTCATTACATCACCACAAGCAGGAGCACCAACAAGTCCTGTACCTACATTAGGTTTAGTCTTGTCCATCGTGCCTACATTTCTTGGGTTCTCATAATGGTCTATTAGTTGTTTTGAATACGCCATAACTATTTCCTCCTATGTGTATTTTTGTTTCTGCCCATATAATAGTCTCCAGGTTCATAGTCCCATCTATGTCCGTGATGGCCTCTTAAATCAGCCCAAAACATCCTAGCTTTAACTATCAACACTCTCCACCATAATCTCTTTGCCACTTAAATTCCTCGTCTACTTCTACTCCATACCGTTGTTGCTGGTTGCTTTCTGAATTGCTGTACAGGTAGGTACACAGCGATTGCCGCTTCAGGTGCGTCAACTCTCAAAAAACTACTTCGTATATGACCATACAAATATTTATGTAATGTCGGCTTGACCATTGGTATGTTCTTAACCGTATCATAATTAACTTCTATTCGTGTACCTCTCTTCGTAGCGTCACCTGACAAATAAGCGTCTAATCTTCTTAACAAAGTAAATCTCATTGCTGGTGGCAAATAGTGAAAGTTCATACCTATAAACCCACCTTTGATTGGGTCTAAAGGCAACACCAAAGGAAAAGTATCATAGTAAGGTAATGTCTTTTTAAACTTCGGGTCATAGAAAAACATATTAAGTCTACCTTGACTAGGTCTACTATTCAATTTACCACTTCTCATCAATGCTCTTGCTGATGATGTATTTGCGATAGATTGAACGGCCTTTCTATACCAAGCTCCTGACTTACGATTATTACCTGCGTCTTTTACAATTGGGTCTAATAGTGATATTGCCATAACACTTATATTTATATAGAAATGACAAAGGGTACCAGAAAGGTACCCTTTGTTTTTAAAGTAATGTAGGAAAGAGAGAGATTATTCGTCTTCTGCGAGTTTTGAAAAGTAAGATAATGTATCATCATCTTCACCGCTAGACGCCTCATTACTTTGAACCGAAGCAGCAGCCGTAGCTGGTGCAGCCTGCATAGTAGTAGGTGGGAGGTCTATATCACTAGCAGTCTCGGTATTCTTTGAACCACTAATCACACGATTTAATTTTTCTTTCAAATCGTCATATGATTTAAAGTTAGCAGCTTCAAGGAATGGCTTAAGAGGATATTGTTTCGCCCAAGTCTCTTTGATAACATTGTCATCAGCATTAAGAGCACCAGGCGCCTCAAATTCAGATTTATCATAATTCCAGAATCCATCTACCTTTCTAATCTTCAACTTGAAGTTAGCACCTGACCAGAAGTCAAATGGGTTAAATGGTTTCTCATCTTCAAACGCAGGATTCATTGCTTCTGTAATCTTATTGAAAATCTTTTTACCGAATTTAAATAAGAAAACTTTTCCTTCGTTCTCTGGATGTTGTGGGTCTGATACAACATAGACATTGCTGTAATAAGAGAGTTTTCTTTTTCTCTTTCTTGCAATCTCTTTATCACTATCAACACCAGTATTCCATAATCTAGTATTCTCTTCTGACACAGGATCCTTCTGACCTAGTGTAGTTAGAGAGTTCTCAATATACCAACCACCAGGACCTTGGAAAGCGTGAGACCATACTCTTGCCCAAGGCATTTCTTCGCCTTGACTAGCAGGTAAAAATCTTAACACAGCATATCCGTTACCAGTTTTATCTAACTCTGGTTTCCACAGCCTGTCATCTTGGTATTTGTTTTTGGTTTTAGCAGCGTCCTCAGGATTGAGGTTTGCTTCTATTTGTTTTGTTAACTTGTCAAAATTACTTTGACTATTCTTTAAGTTTTCAAAAGCGTCCATAAAGTTTCTCCTTGTATGTATTTCGTATTTGTATTTTTTGTAAGTATCATAATATAAATTTCAATATTATTATTTATACAAGTTCTCATCATAACAGATAATATATCTATTGTCAAGCACCTGTAAAAGTCTCTTTCATAGTCAATTTCGCATTAGTTCTATTGAACCTTTGAAAGGGCAAAAACTTTTTAATTCGTTTACTATATTCTTTCCATACTACTTTCTCAACAATCTCTCTATCCCATTGTTTAATGAATCCCAATAGGGTTTCAAAGACGCTAAAAGTTTCATAACTAATTCTTTTGGATAAGAGAAGTTTGAAGAAAGGTGGATGTTGTCCTCCAACAACTGCAAAGAGATTATCAAAAGTAAGGTTATTATGGCCCATATAATCCCGAATAATATTACACTCACTCCTAAAGTTATAACTAAAAGCGTCTTTATACTTTCTATGAGAAAGGTAAATATCTTCGCCATCACTTCTGGCAAGGTCGCCAATCCACTTTTTATCATTGTACAAAAAGTTTGATACAAAGAAATCAAGCGCTTGTTCTGCGTTATACTTTTTAGATAATTTGTGAAAGAAGTATCTGTCATTTCTCTTCGTAAATGTTTCTAGTTTACAATTAACTTTACCTGCATATTGTATATAGTCATAACTATCGGTTGTGTAATGTAATTTAACACCCAACCAGATTTTAAAAACATCAAAGCCGCCATACATTATAAAGGTAGTTCTCCTTCAGTAGTCTTGGTAACAAGATTGAGTTTTTGTGCCTCAATAGTTAGTTTCTCTTTTAATGATTTATTAACTAACGGACCTACCGTACCTGTATCTATACCCCGACTTTCACAATAATTTACTATACACTCCATATATGAAGTGCCAGGGTGTTCTTTTCTATACTTCTCAATCTCTAAACTAAATTGTTTGCTGTTCATAAATTTTGACCTATTATATCAGTTTTTAAACATAGTAATTCAAATATCTCTACTGCAAAAACATAACCCATATAAAAAGTAAACATATATGAAAATGCTACAATAGCACTTATTAAAAATATCTTCATTATTATACTATATCAGGTCTATGCCTATTTGTCAAGCAGCTGTGCCTTGGGCGGGTCGTTGTTGAGGACCAGGTAAATCGTTCTCAAACTCTTCAATTGCTTGACCACAACCTATCTCCACGACATCATAAACATCGCCTTCTGCATACAATTGATTTTTAAGTCCTTGATACAATGGCATATAATTAAACGCCACAAACGCTTGGCACTCGTCTAGGGTCTCAAAAGTATACCCTGGATGTTGTCTTGGTACCACATCACCGTTTATGTTTATAAGCATTGCAACTATAAGAAATACCGTCTTCATTTTTTTGTCCTCTCTTTATAGTGAGTATGTTTCTGTTGCCAAGTACATACTCAAACTCCGTTGCCTTAATTAGGCAGCAAGGGCAAATGTATTATTGCCAGTTAAAATGCGTTTAAGTTCGCCAACTATTAATCTCCAGTATGGTTTCAATGTGTGTCTATCCTCACTCACCCCCAAAAAGCACACACCTATATTGTGTGTTTTTTGCGATTGGTGGAGGTGCTGGGAGTTGCACCCAGGTCCACTCCATCTAATTAACATACTATCAATGATTAATTCTTTTTAATTTTGTCGCAGGATTCTGTGTTCGCTTTTAATCCTAATTCTTTTGAATATATCCATACATAAGAATATGCTACCGTTTCGTCAATCGTATAACATTTCTTACCAAATGATATTCTTGGATCCTTAGGTATAGAACAAGCACTCAATACAAGTCCCATAATTAAAACCATTAAATATTTCATTTTTACTCTTTCTATTTTGTGTTATCAGGTACTATAACAAAATCATAAATCTTATATAATACGCATTTATCTATTCTATCTGGTGTTTCTATTGTTGCAATCAACTCATTACCTTTCTTGTAATGTATAACTGCAAAGACAGGTTCTCCTGTCGCTTCACCACCTTGTCTACCAAATCCTATATGAACAGGTTTAAAACCTTCTGTCTCTATAAACTCCTCTACGGCAGCATACTCACCACAAAGTATTGGACTATGAGACGGAAAAAATAATCCGTTCAAATGTTCACTCGCATACACCAAACTTGTCATCACACTTAACATAACAACAAGTAAAGATTTCTTTAGCATTAGTTTGCTCCTTCTTTATAGAGGCGGCAAACAGATAAGTTCACCTCTCGCTATTATATGTGTTTATGTCTGTTTCGTTTTCTCTTGGTAATATTTATAAAATTTCTCAACAGATTTCTCTAGTTCTGCGACATAATCTTTAGGATTTTTTATCCACTCTTGCATAGAGCCGTCTTCGCCTGCAATTAGCACGACTATTTGTTCTATCGGTTTACCGTATATCTCTTCGTACATTAACGCATAAGCAGTACATTGTAAAAAGTAGTTGTCTACCCACTCTTCAATCTTCTGTTTGTTAGCAGTTTTGAAGTCTATAACAGATAACTTACCTCTATACTCGGCAACACAATCGGTTTGACCTGCAACGGTCAGTTTCTTACTACACATAATCGCTTCAATCAGGTGTATATTGTCTATGTTGTCAAGGTAAGGTTTCATAAGTCTAAACAGACCTAATGGTAATACACCTCTTTCTTCTGGTGTTTCACCTTTTAAATAATTCTCAACTAGAGTATGTGTCGCTTTACCTCTACCTGCAGCTCGTCTCATTTCAAAGTTCGCAACGGCTTCACCGATGTTCTCACGCCACTTTTTTAGACCTTCTGATTTTCTGATTGATAGTATTGAAGTGATAGACGGATAGTTATTGCCGTCAATAGAATAAAAACGAACACCGTTTAAATTCTTGCCTTTTGTTTGAGGCAGTAATTGTTTATTCACATCAACAAATTTAAATGCTTTTGCCATTCTTTAATCTCCAAG